GTTTCGTTTAAAACACAGGTCGCACATGTGAGGGGTGTGGTTAACAAAGGAGTGATTGGAGTTGACAAATGAAGAAAAAGAAAAAATAAAAAAGAAGAGAATTGCAGAATATAACAAGATTTTCAAGGAACTTCCACAAGAAAAGAAAAAGTTAATTAGAAAATCAATTGAGCAAGCTGTACACATGGAAATGCAGTTAGATGAGCTACAAATTCAGTTAGAAAAAGTTGGTTTTGTGGAAGAATACTGTAATGGAAATAATCAATTTGGTAAAAAAGAATCGACTGAATCTAAGGCCTATAACACGTTGATGAAAAATTATATTGCTATCATAAAAGTACTGTTGAGCGAGTTGCCACAGACTAAAAATGAAGATGATGACGAAGAATTTAAAAAATTTATTATGGAACGTGTTAGACGATGAACCCAATCAGAGAATACTATAACCAAATTATTGATGGTGAAATAGTTGTATCTGATCGTGTTCGTAGAGTATACAAGCATTTAGTCGATAAGTTAGAAAACCATAGTCAATACATTTATGATAAAGACAGGGCAGAAGTTGCAATTGATTTCATTGAGCTATTTTGCAAACATTCTAAAGGTAAATGGGCTGGGAAGCCGGTAAAGCTTGAATTATGGCAAAAAGCCTTAGTTGCAGCTCTCTTTGGATTCGTAGATAAAGATACCAAAGTAAGAGAATACCAGGAACTAATTCTTATTGTGGCACGTAAAAACGGTAAGTCCACTCTAGCGGCCGCAATAGGCCTTTTTTTATTGGTTGCTGATGGTGAGATGGGTGCTGAAATATATAGCGCAGCCACCAAACGTGATCAAGCAAAAATTATATGGGATGAAGCGGCTAAAATGATTAAAAAAAGTAAGTCGTTAAATAAAGTTTGCCATATTCGTGTAAATAGAATTTTGTGTGATGTGAATGATGGTAAGTTTGTACCGCTTGCATCAGATTCCAACAATCTAGACGGGTTAAATGTTCATGGGGCTTTAATTGATGAATTACATGCTATTAAGGACAAGAATTTATATGATGTAATCGTTGACGGTATGAGCTCTCGTGAACAACCTCTAACTATCATTACAAGTACAGCTGGTACAGTTCGTGAAAGCATTTACGATATCAAATATGATGAAGCTTGCCAAATAGTAGATGGGTATGATGATGAACAAGGTTATAAAAATGAACGTATCTTACCGATAATCTATGAATTAGATAGTCGAAAGGAATGGACAGATCCTAATTACTGGGCAAAAGCTAATCCGGGTTTAGGAACGATTAAGAGTGTTAGTCAATTAGCTGAGAAAGTTAAATCTGCACAAAATAATCCAATTCATGTAACTAATCTTCTTACAAAGGACTTCAATGTTCGTGAAACATCATCAGAAGCATTCTTAACCTTTGAACAATTAAATAATACAGCAACGTTTGATATAGGAGCATTAAAGCCTAGATATGGCATAGGTGGTATAGATTTATCTGCAACAACGGACATAACATGTGCCACATTGTTATTTATGGTACCTAATGATCCTGTAAAATATATCAAGCAAATGTATTGGATACCAGAAGATTTATTTGACAAACGAGTGAATGAAGATAAAGTACCATATGATGTATGGTATAAAAGGGGCTTTATACGCAAATCGCCAGGAAACCGCATAGATTATCGTCTAATTGTTGAATGGTTTAAAGAAAGACAAATGGAAGATGATATCTATTTATATAAATGTGGGTACGACGGATGGAGTGCAGCATATTTTGTAGAAGATATGAAATCAGAGTTTGGGCGTTCTGTAATGAATCCAGTCATTCAAGGTAAGAAAACTCTGAGTGGCCCAATGAAAGCACTAGGCGCAGAACTAGAAGCAAAATTAATAAACTATGATAACAATCCTATATTGAAATGGTGTATGGCTAACGTGGAAATAGATGTAGATCGTAATGGCAATATTCAACCAACTAAATCTATTCATGCAAAGAAAAGGATTGATGGTTTTGCATCAATGTTAGATGCATACGTTGAGTATGAACGAAATCAAGAAGATTACCACAATGTCATTTAGGAAAGGAGGTGAGAAGATGAACTATCGAAATATCTTTAATAAAATATTTGGATTTGGAAATACAGATAAAGCTAATTTAACTGGAGCAGAGTTTTTAGACGGATATACCAATGTATTCACACCATTTACAGGTGTACCATATACAGATACAACGTTTAGGGATTGTACTGATACGATTGCTAGACACCTTGGGAAAATGAAATTAAAACATGTTAGACGAACAAGTGATGGAATGGTGTCAGGGTTACAGTCTATCAATCATATATTAGGGACAAGACCAAATCCATTCATGACGGCTAGTGAATTTCTTGAAAAGGTTGTTGCACAGTACTTTAACTACAATAATGCTTTCATTTATATTCAGCGGGATATAAATGGTGTAATTACTGGGTTGTATCCATTAGATTTTGGCAGTGTTGAAATTAAGGTAGACACTGCAAATAATTTATATGTAAAGTTCCAATTTATTAACGGTAAAAGTATGACTGTACTATATGATGCGGTAATCCACATTAAAAGGCATTTTAACACCCATCAGTTATTTGGTGAGGATAATTCAAAGGCTTTGAAAGAAGATCTTGATTTATTACATGCTGTAAAAGCAGCGATTATTAATTCTGTTAAAAATGGCAATTCACTACGTGGGATTATTAATTTTGAAGGCACCGTTCGTGAAGATGACCAACAAGCATTGTGGAAACAATTTACGGAAAGATATGTATCAAATGCGAATGGCAGTGGTATTGCAACGCTAGATAACAAGGCGACATTTCAACAACTTACAACTACCATAAGTACATTCAACAAAGGACAAATGGACTTTGCTAGAGATATGGTGTATAAGCACTTTGGGCTTAACGAAAAAATTGTTAGTGGGGATTACACAGAGGATGAATACATAGCATTCTATGAATCTGTACTAGAGCCTATTGCTATTAAGCTAACACAGGAGTTCACAGAAAAACTTTTTACTAGCCGTGAAAAAGGACATGGGAATGAAATTATCCTAGAAAGTAATCGATTATCTTACATGTCTGTGGCTAGTAGAATTAAAGTAAGTCAGGCACTATTGCCGACAGGTGCAATTACTGTGAATGAAATCCGTGAAATATTTGGTTATGAAGGGGTTGAAGGTGGTGATAAACGCCTAGTAAGCCTTAACTTCGCTAAATATGAGGATTTATCTAAGTATCAAATTAATGCATCGAAAGGAGGTGATACAAATGAGGAAGAACCGAAAAATGGAACACCGAATGATGACGGTGCAGGCGATACAGAATGATACAGATGATATTCAAAAACGAACAGTAGAAGGATATGCCGCGGTTTTCAATGAAGAAACGCTAATTTGGAAATCTGATTATACTGGATATGAATATCGTGAAGTGATTTTACCAGGCGCATTTGATAATACTGATTTTAGTCAATGCGTATTAAATTACAATCATGGCGGTATGTTATTTGCTAGAACCGCTAGTGGAACACTGCAGTTAACTGTTGATGAAAAAGGATTGAAATTGACAGGTGACGTAGCAGACACTTCGATTGGAAATGATGTGTATTCTTTAATCAAACGTGGTGATCTAAATAAAATGTCATTTGCCTTTATTGTTAATGGTGAAGAAGAAGAGATTGACCGAGAAAATAAAGTATACACACGAAAAATTAAATCAGTAAAAGCGGTATATGACGTATCTATTGTAGATAACCCTGCATATAAAGGCACATCGGTAAGTGCCAGAGCAAATGGGGACTATGAGAGATATGAAGATATCGAAAAAAGAAAACGGCTAACATTATTGGCCATGACATAAAAGTATTAGACACGCAATAAGCGTGTTTTTTTATTACCTAAAAGGAGAGATAATATGAATCGTTTGGAACAAATTAGACAACGTAGAGCAGAATTGCGTGCAATGTTGGAAGATACTACACAAGTTAACTTGAATCTTGATGAAATTGAAACTGAGTTGCGTGCATTGGAAGCAGAAGAAACTGAACTAGAACGTAGAACAGCAATTTTGAATACTGTTCCTACTGCTACTACAGTGCCTGTACCTGTAGCAGAACAACGTGCACAAGGGGCAGAAGTATTCGATTCTGTAGAATACCGTAATGCATTCATGCAATATGTAATGAACAATACACCAATTCCTGCTGAATTACGTCAAAATGAAAACACATTAACTACAGATATTGGTGCGGTAATTCCACCTACAGTTTTGAACAAGATTGTTCAAAAAATGGAAAGTGTTGGCATGGTATTGCCATTAGTTACCAATACAAACTTTAAATCTGGTCTTGCAATTCCTACAAGCAATGTGATGCCTGTGGCTACATGGGTAGCTGAAGGTGCAGGTTCTGATCGTCAAAAAGCAACAACTGGTAATATCCAATTTGGTCATTTCAAACTACAATGTCGAGTATCTATTTCTTTAGAAACATCTGTAATGGCATTATCTGCGTTTGAAAATATGATTTCTAATAACGTATCAAAAGCAATGGTTAAAGCCATTGAGAATGCTATTATCAATGGTACTGGTAATGGTCAACCTACAGGCATTTTAAAGGATGCGGCTGCTGGTGTGAAATTAGATGTTAAAGATTTTGACTATGCAACACTCGTAAAAGCAGAAGGTGAACTACCTGTTGAATATGAAGAAGGTTCTGTTTGGGTAATGACAAAGAAAACCTTCATGAATATTGCAGGTATGACAGATAAGAATGGTCAACCAATTGCACGTGTTAACTATGGCATGGGTGGGAAACCTGAACGCTCTATTCTTGGCCGTGGTGTATTGATTGTACCTTATCTTAAAAACATTGATGCGGCTACAGCAGGTGATATTGTAGCGTTCATTTATCGATTTGAAGATTATGCATTAAATACTAACTATCAAATTGGTGTAAAAACATATGAAGATAACGAAACAGATGATATTGTTCGTAAATCTACAATGATTTGTGATGGCAAGCCTGTTGATACCAATTCTTTGGTTAAATTAGCTAAGAAAGCATAGGTGTGATTTATGTTGACGGTAGAAGATGTAAAACTTTATTTAAGAATTGATGAAGATATTACAGAAGATGATATGTTTATCAATGAATCTATCTCTGCTGCTGTCACGTATATTGAGCAAATGACTGGGAAACCATATATTGACGAGCCACTATACCGTAGAGCCGTTCAATATATGGTTGCTCATTGGTACGAAAATCGTGAGGCAACTTCTTCAAAAACATTTATTCATGATTTACCATTCACGCTAGCTCCTATAATTCGTCATATTGCACTATCTAAAAATTATCCTAAAGAGGTGACAGAGAATGCTTAATATAGACGGAATCGGAAGATTAACGAAACGAATTGAAGTACTGGCGTATCAAGATATTGAAAGCAATGGAATTACTAAGCAAAAATTAGTAAGGCAAATTCCAAATAGAATTTGGGCACGTATTGAACCATTACGTGGTAGACAATATCTAGAAATGTATAAAGAAAAAGTAGACGAATTATATAAGATTACAATCAGATTTAGAAGTGGAATAACTGATGGGGTGCTAATCAGATATAAGGATGTAGTCTATAAAGTTAAAACTGTAATTGATCCATATGAAGAGCATACAAAGTTAGAATTGATGTGTCATATCTATAAACGAGGGAAATAATGGATATAAAAACTTTCATGGGGAGATTGGACTCGTACATTAAAGAGTATCCATTAGAGGCGGAAAAAGCTATGCGGAAAGAAGCTAATCGAATGAAAAAGGAATTAGTTAGCGCATCACCTGTTGGTAAAGGTAGAAAACGCAAAATTTCCAAGAGTTGGAAAATGGCAATCAATGGTAATAGTAGCAGTACGCTAGAAGCAACCTTGCAAAATACATCACCTCATTTTCATTTAGTTGAACGTGGGCATGTGATGAAAACTATGCATGGGAAAATTAAAGGATTCAAACAGGGAACATTTTTCTTTAAACGAACAGTTGAAAAGAATCGTAATGATATAAGAGAAGCTGTTGGTGGACACATGTTTAAAAAGCTGAGAAAGAAGATAAAGAATGGCTAACCGATTATCACAAGTGGCAATATGGAAAGCTGTGGCAAAGAAACTACATGACGAGTATAAATGCACGGTATATAGTGACGAGGTTTTAGAAGAGTTCACTATGCCGTGTTTTTTTGTAAAGCTTTTAATGAGTTCAGAGATGCAAACAAAGAACTTTATTAAAAGAAATGTAACTATTATTGCTACATATTTTCCTAGCAATGAAGATAAGGATGAAGAACACTATTTAACAGTGTTTGATAAATTTTTAATACTGTTTCAAATGGGATTTCCTGTTGGTGATCGTTATTTACATGTGGATGATATTCAGCAAGATAGAGTAGGGGAAGAAGATGATATCTTACAAATCACAATGGATATTACATTTATGGATACAACAGGACGAATTGAAAAAATGAAAGAAGAAGGCATCATGATGGGTGATGTCTCATTAACAGTAGAAGTGGAGGATAAATAATGGCTAAATTAGGAATGCCTACGGTTGTAGTTAAATTTATTGAAGCTGGTATTGAAGCCATTCAACGTTCCCAACGTGGGATTGTTGCATTGATTTTAGAAGATACAAAGCAAGTAATTGATAAACTAGCAACAAAAACTAATGGACACGAAGTATTACCAAATCCATTCTTGGTATATACAGTAGATGATATTCCAGAAGAACTATCTGATAAAAATAAGGATTACATCTTAAAAGCATTAAAAGGTTATAACAAACCACCTTTGAAAGTTGTTGTATATATGATGCAACAAGGTGGAGATAAAGCTGGTGCAGATAGATTCCAAGAACCACTAAAAGCAATGCTTACAGAACGTTTTGATTATTTAGCAATTCCAACAATTGAAACTGCTCAATTGGAGTATGTTGCAACGTGGGTGAAAACAGCACGTGAAAATAAATTCAAAAAAATTAAGGTAGTATTGCCGGGTTCTAATGCAGATTACGAAGGGGTAATTAATTTTGGTAACACTAAGGTTGTTACAGCAGATCGTGAGTATAAAGCAGCAGAATATACCGCACGCATTGCAGGTCTTGTTGCAGGAACAAATATGATACAAAGTGCTACATATGCACCATTAACAGAAGTCATTGATTGTGACCGCCATACTCAAGATGAGATGGATACAATGGTGAATGAAGGTAAATTCTTCATTTGGTATGATGGCGAAAAGTTTAAAATGAGCCGTGCCATGAACTCTTTGGTAACAACAAGCCAAGGTAAACTCGAAGGATATCAAACAATCAAAATTGTAGACATTATGGATATGATTTATGACGATATCAGAAAAACCGCACAAGATTCTTACATTGGTAAATATACAAATGATTATGAGAACAAATGTTTGTTGATTAGTGCAATTCTAGGTTATTTCAAACAATTGGAAAATGAACGATTGTTACAAAAAGATTACTCTACATGCGAAATTGATTGTGAAGCAGTTCGAACATACCAATTATCCCATGGCTTATTCACAAAAGAAGAATTGGCAAAAATGACAGATGATGAAGTTAAGAAATTGGATACTAAGAAAATCGTATTCCTAAAAGCAAAAGTAAGACCACTTGATGCAATGGAAGATATCCAATTACCAATTAATATTTAATAGGAGGAACACATGGAGAATTTTGCAGCGCAACAAGTAATGACAGGCTCTCATGGCCAAGTGTGGTTAGATGGTTCTTTGGTGTCACAAGCTACCGCAATTAAAGCCACAATTAAATTAAGCAAAGAAGAAGTTAAAAAAGCCAAAACAATGAGTAAACAATACAAATATGTTGGTTATGAAGGTACAGGCAGTTTAACTATGAACAAAGTATCTTCTTTGATGATTAGTAAAATGGCTGAAAACCTAAAAAAAGGTAAAGCTACTGTGTGCCAATTGGTAATTCAATTAGATGATCCTGATGCAAAAGGGGTAGAAACAGTAACCTTGTATGATGTAACTTTTGATTCTTTAGACCTTGCCAATTGGAAAGTAGGCGCATTAGTAGAAGAATCTGTAGACTTTACATTTACAGAATTTGACGTGATTGATAAAGTGGAGGACTAATAGATGAGCAATATCATTGATAAATTAATGGAAAAAGACTTAGATACATTAAAAGAAGTATCTAAAAAAGACCTAGAAATTACTCGATTATCTGAGGTTTTTAATGAACCATTTACTGTAACTGTAAAAGAAATTAGTTACAAACGTATTGCAGACCTTCGCATGTTGGCTACTGAAGATGGTAATGCTGATGAAAGTCAATTTTTACAGTTTGTCGTAACTGAAGGTATTGTTTCTCCAGACTTCGGGGCTAAAGAATTATTACAAAAATTCCAAGTACCATCTAAACAGGCATTGTTTACAAAGTTATTTAAAGCCGGTGAATTAGAGTTAATTGCACGTGAAGTATTAGCTCTATCTGGTTATGGCGATAAAGCTATTAAAAAAGTAATTAATGAAGTAAAAAACTAATATATTCCGATGGTGATGTAAATCTTGCCTATTACATGTATGTCAATCATGATGTAATGCCATCGGAATTTCATAAAATGGGGCACGGAGAACGTATAGTCCTCCGTGCTTTTATGATGCAAGAAATTAAGGACAGAAAGGAGGCGAATAAAAATGAGTGAAGTAATTGATTTGGTGATGCGGTTACATGATGGTGTAACATCCGTATTATCTGGAATTAATTCGCAAATGGCCACAACTGCTAATATGGTAGATAGGCAAGGTAGAAATCTGCAAAATATAGGTAGAGGTATTAGTGGAATTGGTAATGCTTTGATGCCTGTATCTGCTGCTATTGTTGGCATGGGTGCCGCCTCTGTTAAAGCCTTTGTTGGATTTGATGCTGCAGTAACTTCAGCCGGTGCAAAAGCAGGTGCAACGCATGATGAAATGCTTAAATTGAGAGATGTAGCTAAACAGTTGGGGGCAGATTTTCCTATAAGCGCCACTCAAGCGGCAGAAGCTATGGATGGTTTAGCTGCAAGTGGCATGAATGCTAGTCAAATTATGAGCTCATTACCATCAATTGTAGAAGCATCTGTTGCATCTGGTGAAAGTTTAGAAACAACAGCAGGTATTGTATCGGGGGCATTAAATACATGGGGATTACAGGAAGGTAATGTAGCAGAGAATGCAACACGAATGGCCGATGTAATTCAAATGGCTGCAAACAAATCACGTTTAGACATGATTGGGTTTGGCAATGCAATCCAATATGCAGGTGCTCCAGCGGCTGCATTAGGAATATCTGTAGAAGAATTATCTACATCATTAGCTATCATGAGTAATAACAATATTGAAGCATCAACAAGTGGCCGTGCATTACGAATGATGTTAAGTAGATTAATAGATCCTCCAAAAGAAGCGGCAGAGGCATTACAAAAGTTAGGAATTGCTACTACAGATTCACAAGGCAAATTTATTGGGCTTGGTAAAGTGTATGATCAATTACGAACTAAAATGCAAGGACTAACTGAAGCTGAAAAATTTAAATTAGCAGGTGACATTGCGGGCACAGAATCCACATCTGCATTACTTGCCGTATTGAATACTACAAAAGAAGCATACGATGATATGCGTAGTTCAATGGATTCTGCAACAGGCTCATCTAAAGCACAAGCAGATATTATGAAAAAAACACTGCTAGGGTCATTCAAGGATTTAGAAAGTAAAGTTGAGGCATTAGCCATTAGCTTTGCAGATGTATTGCAGCCTAGGGTACAAAAGGTGGCTGACACAATCGGCAATTTAGCAAAATACTTTACTGATTTAAGTCCAGCAATTAAAAATACAGCAATTGATGTTGGTATAAGCATTGTAGGCTTTACTGCTTTTACAAAAATACTAGGACCTATTACAAGTGGCATTGGATCATTGATGCGGACATATGCAAATGTTGGGAAAGTATTAAGAGGGCAAAGCATTAACAATAAACTGTTAGAAGTTTCTGTTAAAGGAATTGCAAGAGCCTTTAGTAGTATTGGTAGCGTGGCTATGAGGGTATTACCAATTATAGGTAGATTAATACCATTAGTACTTACTGGACCTGTAGGGATTGCGATAGGAGTAATTGCTTTATTAGGTCTAGCAATTTATAAAAACTTTGATAAAGTAAAACCAGTATTAGAAAGCATAGGACAATCCTTTATAGGCTTTGTAGGAATCATAAAAGGTGCAGTTAGTCGAATTGTTACTGCTTTACAGCCAATAGTCTCAAGAGTAGCTAGCGCATTTGGTAAACTAATTAGTCAAGTGGCTACATCATTTGGTAGGATTTACCAATTAATGTCACCTTTCCTAAATATTATTTTTACTGTTGTAAGTAAGGTAGCTAAAGTATTGATTGGTGGACCGCTTGCAGTAGCATTAGGAGCATTAGTAGTAGGTTTTAATGTAGCTATTGCAGGAATTACAGGGATACTTACATTTGCATTAACTGTAATTGAAGGGGTTGTAAATGGAATTACAACTGTATTAAGTGGCATTACAGACTTTCTTGTAGGAGTATTTACAGGGAATTGGAGTATGGCATGGAATGGTATCGTTCAAATCTTTGAGGGAATTGTCATGCCAATCCAAAGTATATTTGATGGAGTTATTGCAGGTATTAAAGCATCAATTAATAGTTTGATTTCGGCGGTCAACGGAATTTCAGTAGATATTCCAGACTGGGTACCGGGTGTTGGTGGTTCACACTTTGGACCATTAAATATTCCTTTGCTATATTCTGGTACTGATAACTGGAAAGGTGGCCCTGCCATGATTCATGATCGTGGGGCTGAAATAGTAAACTTGCCAAGTGGCGCACAAGTAATACCTCATGCACAATCCTTAAATACTGCATATAATCAAGGGAAACGTAGTTCTTCTGGTAACAACATTAATGTTAATATAGCTAATCTTAATGTTCGTAATGAGGGGAAATCTGTAGAAGAATTAACATTCGAAATTGCAGAACAAATTCATTACCAATTACAAAAACGTTCTATTAATAGAATGGAGGGGGCAGTATAATGTCATTTTTTGATGCAATTATGAGCTTCTTTGGAGGTAAAGGCATACCACAGGGATGTAAATTTACATTATCCTGTGCAGGGCAAAATATTATACTGCCAGTAACACCAGCTTCATTTAAGGTGGGGCGAACATACAACAATAGCACTTTAAATATTAACGCTATTGGTGAAATTAATATGTTAGGAAAAAGAGGCCTTCAGACATTATCATTTGAAGGCTTTTTCCCTGCACAAAAATATGAATGGTCAGAAACAAACGAAACTAATCCTTATAATCTAGTAAGAAAAATTGATGGATTTGCTACAAGTGGTAAGCCATGTAAGATTTCAATTTCAAATACCTCGATTTCTATGTACTGTACAATTGAGTCATTTAATCATGATGAGCATGATGGTACAAGTGATGTATATTATGAGATGACACTCAAGGAATATAGGTACATAAAACCAACATCAGAGATAAAAAATGATACTACAGGCTTACATAGTAGAATCGCAGAAGCACCAGAAGAGCAAGCAATAACATCATATCCACAAGAACATTTTATGGATACAGCAAATAAGGCAGTATCAAAAATAATGCCAATTGCTGAACAAGGTAAAAAGGCATTAAACATATATAAGATGATGGTTAAGGCTGGGAAAAGCCCAATCGATGCAGTTTTACAAGTATCTAAGCGGTCATTAAAAATGAATGGTAAGGAGTGGCCACTATGATTACACTAATAGAACATATTAATGAAAAGGATGAAAGAGTAGATATCACACATCTTATTTCTAAGTTCACATGGAGCGGTGATAGAGAAGAGGCTGCTAGAAAGTTAGAGTTTTCATATGCCTATAACCCTAAAGATATATCATTTCCAAATTATCTAATTGATTTAGGTGATCGTATTGAAGTGACAGTAGATAATGCAAAGATATTTACTGGACGTGTTTTCTTTAGGAAAAGAAATACAAATGACAATACATATGATATAACTTGCTATGATGGGATGATATACCTTGCAAAGTCTAAAGTAAGTTTAGTATTTAATGCTACAAATGTAGTTGATGCTTTCAAGCGTGTATGTGGAGAGGTTGAGGTGCCTGTTGGAACTTTGCCAGAAATATCTACAGTAGTAAATTTTGTAGCAGATAAGAAAACATGTACAGAAGTCTTTCAAATGCTTTTTGAAAAAACAAAGGCTGATATTCAAAAAGATTACACAGCCATATTACTAGCAGACGGAATCAATCTAGTAGAAAAAGGGACAACCATTGAGGAGTATATAGCTAGGGATACATACGATGTGATAAGCTCATCACATTCTGAGTCAATTGAGGAAATGGTAAACAGAGTAAAAACTGTTGATGCTGCAGGCAATGTGATTCGGATAGATAATGATGATGAGCTAATAAAAAAATATGGCATTTTCCAAGATATATATAAAAATCAGCCAGAACCAAAGGAAAAGAAAGCAACTAAAAAGAAAAAATCTAGTACAACAAGTACACCTAAAAAGCCAAAGTTTCCTGTTGATAATGTGGCAAAAGCCAAAGCAAAAATCAAAGGAATTAAAATGGAATCAAGTATTTCTGCAATAGGTAATATGCAGTGCATATCTGGGTATTCTGTAGTAATTGAAGAAGAACAACTAAAAGGAGTATTCTTTATTAAATCTGATACTCATACATTTGAGAATAATACACATACAATGGAGTTGAATTTAGAGTACATTAGAGAACCAGAGGAAGGAGAGGGTGAAAGTGCCGAAGAAAAATAATGATCCTTACGCAGGAATATTAGGCATCATGAGCAATGTGGGCGGAAACGCAGGCAAGCAAGCAATGCCGGGAATTGGTACGATTGTATCACCACCTCCCAATCTAGTTGTATCGTTCAATGGAATGGAATTAAACAGTAATTTTTTATGGGTTGATGAATATTGGTTACAAGGGCATTATAGAGAATCTAAAGGACACATCATTTCAGAAACACAACCAAGAGCAGGTGGTGGGGGATATGCAGAGTTTGCTAGTCATACTCATGAAATTCATAATGATTACACAAAGACCAGAATCATGACTGATACATGGCATATAGGCGATAAAGTAATGTTAATTCCGATAGTAGGTGATGATGAAAGTACAGCAGAACAGTACTTTGTATATGGAAAATGTAGGAGGTTAGACGGCAATGAGTAATCCATTTATGAAAGGGAATACACCAAGTAGCATTGACGTAAATAAAAATCTGCCACTATGCAAAGAGCTAGCTTGGGATTTTCAACGAGATACCTATCAATATGATAGAAATGGTAATCATAAATATGTGACCGGAAATGATGCAATAAAAGTATGGGTATGGAAAACACTAAGAGTAGAGCGATACCGTTATAGAGCATATTATGATGATTATGGTATTGAGTTTGAACAATTCATTGGGAAAAAGCCTAATGATACGCCTAGCCAATATGATCTATTTGAATATGTAAAGGATGCGTTACTAGTTAATCCATACATTATAAATGTAGATGCTGTAAATGTAATTCAAGAACATAAAATAATTACACTACAAATAGAGTTACAAACAATTTATGGCCCAAATACGATAGGAGTTGAAGTATAATGCTAGAACCACAAAGTAAGCAAGATGTGCTAGGACGGCTACTAGCAGATTTCAAAAAAATAGATAAAGAAGGATTGAGTACACATGAAGGGACATTTGTATTTGATACTTTAAGTTCAAATGCAGTTGAGTTTGAAAAGTCTTATGCAGAAATGCAGTTGATACTTGATGCGGCATTTCCACAAACTGCATGGGGAGAATATTTAACACGTCATGCGGAAGCTCATGGGGTATTTAGAAAGACCGCAACACAAGCTAATGTAATATTAACTATAACGGGCACAGCTAATACGGTTATACCTAAAGGAAGTTTGTTTAGTACAGACAATGATGAAACATTTAGAACTGCTAAAGAGGTCAATCTAGGTGATACTGGGAGTGCTAAAGTATTGGCATTATCTGAACAACTTGGGAAATCTTTGAATGTAGGGGCAAATACAATCACAGAAATAGTTGGGGGAATATATGGTGTAAATACAGTTACTAATGAAGCAGCTGCTTATGATGGATATGATGAGGAAACTGATGCAGAACTTTTAGATAGGCTCCTATTAAAAGTTAGAAAACCTGCAACCAGTGGCAATGTATATCATTATGAACAGTGGGCTCGATTAGTTAATGGTGTATTTTTAGTTAAAGTAATCCCATTATGGAATGGTCCGGGAACAGTTAAGGTTATTATTATCAATAATGAACGTGAAAGTGCTAGTACAGAATTAGTTGAAAAAGTTAAGGCTGTAATTGCTGAAAACGCACCAATTGGGGCAACTGTTACTGTAGTAACACCAACAATATTTGATATTAATATTGAACTAACAGTGACAAAAGGGAAGGCAGATATAGAGGCGGTTAAAAAGGTATTAAATGAAGAATTTAAAAAGCAAATTTTTAATGGTACATATGTATCTTATGCTAATATTGGTAAAGCTATTTTAGCTAATAAAGAAACAGGGGTATTAGACTATCGTGACTTAAAAGTTAATAAAGGGATTACTAATATTGATATTACAAATGAACAATTACCAACAATTAAAGAGGTGATCGTGCATGAGTGAGTTTATTAGATTAAAAGAGGTAGATATACTTACGTATCTGCCTCTTTTTATTGCAAAAGATTTAGAGTTTAAAGCAATGAGTGATGCGGATAGTAGAGAGCATGAACGCATTAGATTATTGTTAATTGAACTATTAAAACAAGATAATATTCAATCAGCAACTTATGCATTAGATAAATGGGAAGAATTTGTTGGGATAAAACAAAAAAATAATAGTTTTAGGGATAGAAGAAATCGTGTAATTGCAAAGTTAAATACTACAAATAGCAGCACAAAAGAATATCTTGAAACTATTGCCAATAAGTTTGTATCTGATAAATCTGCTGAAATAACTCCATATAACGAAAAATATATGATGGATTTAAGCTTTACAAAGGACATGTGTGATAACATAGATGATTTACACAGTGCAATTGAAGAATTTAAACCAGCACATATTGGATATATTGTTTGGGAAGAACAAACTGTTGCGCAAAACTTAATAATTACATCATTAGTAGGAGCGCAAGAAGAAACAGTGATAGGCATGATAAAACCATTAGAGAATATTGAGATTGAACACAGCATCTATTATGGGAATGCCATTGGGATAGAAGAAGTAACTATGATAGGAGGGTAATATGGCACAATTTCCGGGATTAAGCTTGACTGTTCAAGGAAATAAAATGATCCTTAGAGCAGCAACTGGCAAAACAGAGGACAGACTAATTATTACAAAGGCGGTAATTGGTGATGGGCAACTAACAGCAAGTATTGATGGTTTAACAGAAATAGTTAGTAAAAAATTAGAAATAGGGTTAAGCCAAGTAAAAGGAGTTGCAAATGGACAAATGCAATTTCAATTTAATTTTGATAATAAAAAGGTAGAAAATGGATTCTATTGGCGAGAGGTGGGACTATATGCAAAAAATGGGGATAGTGGTGAAGAAAAGCTAATTGGCTATTCTAATGCCAAAGGTTTAACTTCATATATTCCAGATAAAAATTATATTATTCCAATGCAACGTTTAGTAATTGCATTAGGGGTGGGGGATAATCCAAACGTAAAAGGTGAAGTAGATTTTAGTAGTGCTATTACTTTAGAACAATTGGAAGCAGCAATTGACACACACAATAAAGCAACAGAAGCACATAAGGAACAATTTAAAACCATTAATGGAAAGATTAGTGCATTAGAGGATTCTAAAGTGGATAAAACATCTGCTGATTATATTAAAGCTCTAGTAACTAATGAAAATGGATTAGAAGCTACAAAAGGTAATGGTACAAAAGAGTTATTAAAATTACTAACTAATGAAGATAGTAGTGATAAACAAGGTTTAGCACCAACATTATCTTTGGTTAAAACTCTATTAAGTAGTCTAAATATTAAAAATGGGCAAGATGTAGTAAAAGCCTTGGGGGACGAAACATTACAAAGCTTGGGCGTACGGTATGATTTATCGAATCCAAATGCGTGGTATGTCAGCTTTGGCAAGTTGTTTGGCGGTTTAATTATCCAAGGGACATATGATTTACATGTGCAAACAAATGATATATGGACATATCCATTATCTGTAACAAAATGTTTAACAATTCAAGTTACAGACCAAGGAACTGGCAGAGCAGTATTTAGTGTAGATCATATTGATAATACAAAAGCGAGAGTATTCGGTGCTGGTGGTAGAATTCCTAGAATATTTATGATTGGTACTGTCTAAATACCCAAGGGGGAAATGTGAATATTACTGTAGGGCGTGATATTTATAACAGTGATACTATTTTTCCTATTGCATTTAATTCTAGGCCTTTTATTAGCGTTAATAATATAGCTACAGAACTTGACCATGATAATTGGATTGCTAGTGCAGTAAAAATTGTAACTAATTCTAAATTTACTTATATGACGGCACAAAACAACGTAACGAACATTAGTTGGCTTGCTGTCGGTAATTAACCAAGGGGGAATTTGCGGTGAATCTGCAAACAAAACCACGTATTTGACATATCCTATAGCGTTCGCAAATACATGCTTTACAATGTGTGCAACATCAATGATTGAGCAGTACAAGACCAATGCTTGGGCAAAATCCGTAAATAAAACTCAGTTCATATCCGGGCTGGATAATGACTATAACGGCTTTTACACGACCAATGCTATGACATATGTGGCCATTGGGTATTAAATTCCAACAGCAATATACCTCATTTTAATCTGTTCTATTACATTAGAATTCTCACTAATAACCGCTGCAAATCCTGTTGATGTAATCTGGCTATCACTAATTCCAATTCGTGATAAATGCCTTAATTCTACTTTATTAATTGCATATGGATGAACATATAATGGCTTGGATTTAAACGATATAGGAAATATAAATTGCTCTTGCCTTTGTTGACTTCCTATATCGTAATATGCTTGGGCATCACTATCATTTCCCCCTTGGTCAAATTCCAATAGATAATACTCTAACCTGTCTAATTCCAGAAGTTCCAGTTTTATCATAATTAATACTACATAAGAACTGTGTATTATTAATAGCCATTGCCCATGCTGGTCTATCAAAATCATATGCTGTTTTACTGCTTAGATCAGCAGAACCATTTACATAAAATGGTTTATTTTTAAATGCAATGGGGAATGACCATGGATTTGATGTACCATCTGTTTCTCCATAGTATCCCCCTTGGTCATTTAAGCATTTCAATGGCCTTGCGTAATTGTCTAAGTGATTTATGCGTATAAACTCCATCAGTAACATTAGATGAAGCATGGCCTAATAATAACCGTTTAGCATTATAGTTAGCACCTACATCATCTAATTTAGTAGCGAATGAATGACGGCAATCATGGGGAGTATGTTTAGCGTTAATAGTATTCATGGATAATTTAAAGGCATGTGATAGAGAAACATAATTACGTTCCTCTATGATCCATTTATTAAATAGTCGAGATTCAATAAATGGCCAGATACGATGATGAATGGGAACGATGCGGATACCTGCTTTTGTCTTGCTAGAAGTTACTTTCAAATATCGTTGCTTTCTATTAATGTCAGTAGATTTTAAATTAATTAATTCACTAGCACGCAATCCAGTGTATAAGAGTATTAATGGTAATTCTGCATTGATACACCATAGGCGGTTAATTTGATTGGTAGTAAATACCTTGCGTGGGCGTTTAGGGATATTGTGGCCAATATTCAAATATTGACTGTATGACTTCGAGCACCAGTCATTAATAATTGCAAATGAATATAGTTGATTGAGTAAAGAGCGAACTTTCTTACATGAGGAATAAGAGCGTCCGCTCTTTAGCATATTTGATATTATATTTTGCAAATCCATATATGTGATTTCGTTGATAGGGCGGTGAGATATTGATGATACATGATGATAAGCACATTCATATCCTTTTATGGTGTGTAATGAGACATGTAATGAATGTAACTCTAACCATGAATGGTAAACATCATCTAATGTATGAACATTGTTTAATGCCTCCTTAGCCTCATTATAAGAGGAATAATAACCTACAACTTTATACGCTACATAGGGGCGTTCATGAGCCCCTTTTAATTTCTCAATTAATTTCATAGTAACCTCCAAGAAAGGATAAGAATATGTACGTATTTGTATTAGACGAAAAAGGTGTTCGCCAAACATCATATGTAGTTGGTGTTCATGCGGATACTCTTGAAGAAACAGAGCAATTAGCCAAACAAACATATCCAACTGCTAATATCGTAACAGGGGATAGTGAAATGCAGGCACAATTCACGAGTGGTAAATGTTATGTAAATGGCGAATTTGTAGATGCACCAGTAGTTGAATACATTCCAACGAAGGAAGAAAAAATAAACGCCATAAAAGGCGAATATGAACCACGTTTTAAAACGCTAGAAGAGGCTCAACGCCGATTGCTACTCATGGGGAAACCTACTAACGCAATTAGTGCTCAATATATCAAGTTGAATAGCGAAATGGTAGCACGAATCAAGGAGGTGCAATAATATGCCTAAATATATCGGTGATAGTAAAGTTCCGGTAATGGAATTCTGTGAGTACTGTTGGGAAGTTCTTAATGATGATGGAACGTGTCCGACTGTAGGATGCGTGCACAATGATTTAATGGCTTTAGATGAAATCGAAGCACAAACGGAAGGAGATTAAATGTGGACATGGCAATTCGAACTGAATGACATTCTAACCACGTTGACTATTGTCAGTATAGTTGCGGGAATAGGGTATAAGGTTCTGGTTATTCCGTTGCTCGAAAAGTTGGATTTGCAACGAATGCAAGACAATTTGATGTTTCAGGAAAAAATGGGTGTACTTACTGACACCTTGAAAGACTTGAAAGATGAAATCAAACTTTCACGAGAACAACGGACCAAAGCTTACACGGAACATGTAAAATTAACATCTCGTGTCGATAGCATAGAAGTTCGTGTTGATGATATTAAGGAGGAATTACATGAATATACCACCAAAGCTCATCAACACAATTAAAAAATCATATCATTCTGTAAGGGTGGCTAACTTCCACCCTACAGGTATATTCGCTACTCGGGCGCTAGTATTTATTATGCTAGTGCCTATTCTATTGGTAATAATTCAATATGTTATGTCATTTGTTAGTGGGTACGTATCTGACGAGGCGAACAAGCTGATTAATGTAGGGCTTAATATCATAGATCATATATTCATCCCTAGCGTATTAATGGCCATCGTAGGGTTCTTAGGACTTTGGCTAGACAGAAACAACAATGGTATTCCTGATAAATTAGAAGAGGAGGATAAAAGATGAAAGTATTTATTAACCCTGGACATGATATTAATTTAGATAGTGGCGCAGTTAATCCAGTCTACGGCACACGTGAATGTGATGTGGCACGTGATGCAGGCAAGATGCTGGCACGCTATTTAGAAACAGCAGGGTGTGAAGTTCGCACTCTGCAAGATGATGATTTAGGCCTTGTATGTGCTGAATCTGATGCTTGGGGTGCAGATATCTTCGTATCACTTCACTGCAATGCATTCAACACGCAAGCTCGAGGTACAGAAACTTTGTACAAGTCCTTTAACGGGCAACGTTTGGCGAACGATATCCAATCACAAATAATCCGAAGCATTAACACAGTTGATCGTGGCGTTAAGAAACGTGATGACCTTTGGGTACTAAATGGCACAGATGCAACTGCTGTATTAGTAGAAATGGCCTTCATCGATAATGAAGAAGACCATGCTATGTTATCTAATGATTTAGATACTATCGTACGTGCCATCGCTAGGGGGATTACTGACTACGCAGGAGGGGTATAATGTATGACAAAATCAAAGTTTTACTTAATAGCCTTAGTTACCGCTATATTATTATCGGTGGTATTGTGCTCCTCTCCGTCTTTTGCTGCTGGTACATCTTCCATGAACCAAGCGGAACCAACCATAACGATTCCCTTAACACAGTGGAACGAATTGAAAGCCAACAACGAGAAAGCATTAAACTTAATAGAGACATCCAGTCTGCCATTGACCGAGGCACAGTCCTTAGTCATGAAG